CTAAGGGATTAGCTAATGTCATCAAGGAGATAGCTGAAGTCTATAAGAATGATCCTGATCTGGCAGGCATAACCGGCAAGACAGCAATGGCTCGTATGCAAGCAACTCTTTCTGCAGACTTGACACAGAAAGCTAAGTATGCTGTTATCGGCGCTATCTGGAATAACATAGTTAGGTATCTGCCAACTAAGGGGGCGAACAACCTAGCTCTCGTGCATCATACAGCAAAACTGCTAGAGAACCCTATGCACGCGGTAACTGCTAATACACTTGTTAAGCAACTGCCAACCACTTCACAGCCTGCTATGCAATCATTAGTTAAAGATTTGCAGATACAGATAGCTAAGCAAGGCGGGCCCCGTGTAAACCAGACTGCTAATATGTATAAACAGACTACAAACGGCAACCTAGCTGTAACTAACGGCCAACTCGGCAAAGGTGTATACCTAGTAGATAAAGTCAAAAGTCCAACTCCTAGCAGCCAAGTTGTAAAGCAAGTAGTAGACCCTACTAAACTAGCTACGCTGGACAATATCTCCTCCATAGTTGGTAAGGATGTGACAGTTAAGGATGTTCGCAACATTCCTAACCTGCAGCAGCAATTGACTGATAGAGGCTTTATAGGCATTAAAGTCGACAACAAAGCTGTTATATTCTCTGAGAAAGCTGCTCCTTCAGTAATTAAGGATGCGCCTAAAAGTGATTTACCTTTCACCCAAGTTGTTGTTCCTAGGTTATATCATGGCTCAGACGTAATAAGACAGGCTAGCACAATACGTGGTAATGAAGGTGTAACTTACTTTACTTCGAGCAAAGCTATGGCAGAAGAAGCGTTTACTTCTGAAGGGGGAAAAGTTTCTTCTTTTATAAGTTTAGCAAAAATAATAGACGCTGAGAAGGATAAAGAGTTCATCTCCTTTGTTCGTAACGCTACAAACCTTATAGGTTCCGATGAAGAAGTTCTTGTAGATAGTTTGACTGGCGCTGGTTCGAAATTAGGCGAGAACAAGTTTAAACTACTTATCGACTATCTAAACAAAGTTGGCGCAGATGGAGTAAAAATAGGCAGCGAAGTTATTGTGCCTAATAGCAAAACAAAAACAGTATTGAGGGACTTCTAATGACTGTAACAGTAGAAAGACTTGACCTAACTATTTATAAGGGGTCAAGGTTTTACCAAGAGTTCCAACAGGTAGAAGACGACTTGTCTCCAATACCCTTGACAGATAAAACTGTTAAGTGCTGTATCAAGGAGTCGTTTAAGTCTTCTGTTAACCTGTTTGAATTAACGGAAGCTAATGGTGGCACTGTTATAGTAGATAGCTTGAACGGTGTATTTGGCATCCTCCTAAACTCTGACCAAACAAACATAGCTCAAACAGTAGGTATCTATGATATTATGCTAATCGACATAAATCATCCTACTATTGATAGCGAACGTATCGTAGAAGGTAAAATTCTCTTTTCCGCAGGGGTAACAGCACAATGAGTATTCTAATAGTAAGACGTGGCATACAAGGTCCCCGTGGTTTGTCTGGCCTAGCCGCTAGAGAGTCTCTTATCATCGCAGCTAATATAGACGCTATAGTAACAGTGGCAGATAATGTAGAAGCCATCATTGCGGCAGACTTCAGCGCTGAGAATATAACGTATGACAATAACACGTCTGGCTTAACAGCTATTGAAGCACAAAGCGCTATAGACGAGCTAGCTGCTAGCACTTCAGATAGTTCTGATGCTATCGCCATTATTCAAGCTGTGCTAGCTGTAATGCTGCCCATTGGTTCTATCGTTCCTTTTGCAGGAGCAGGAGCGCCTAACGGCTATCTGCAATGCTATGGACAAGCAGTTAGTAGAACAACCTATGCTGCACTTTTCACCGCTATAGGTGTTGCGCATGGTGCTGGTGATGGCACTACTACTTTTAATGTGCCTGACCTAAGGGGTAGATGCGTTGTAGGCCAAGATAACATGGGAGGCACAAGTGCTAACCGCTTAACAGGCCTAACTGGAGGTATTAACGGTGATGTACTTGGCGGAATAGGTGGAGCAGAAACCCACACGCTAACAATAGCGCAAATGCCTGCTCACCATCATGCTACTAAAGAAAATGTTGTTAGCCACGCTTCGACAGGACGTGTGATGGTACCAAATGACGCAGCCGGTACTGCCTCACCAACACCTATGACTGATGTTGGCGGTGGCCTTGCGCATAACAATGTTCAACCTTCAATAGTGCTTAACTATCTTATAAAACATAGCTAAGGTATAATACTTACGATAGACCTCTAGCTACTCACATAGCTAGAGGTCTACTATTTATTAAAGGCTGTTAATTTTTATTTTGAAGCTCCCACGATCGCCTCTGGAGGCCTTATTTTTTCGGCTTAGGATTATGTTAAGACAATATTCGGTCTCAATATAACCTCGTTAAAAATCAATTAAATCACATTATAAACTGAGATTTAATCGGATACGAAATTGGTTCGATGCGATTGGTAATAACATTACGAAGTTCCTCTACAGAGCGTATAAAATATGCTCTGCCCCCTGCTAGTAGACAAGTATTTATCTTCTCTTTCTGCAGCAAGCTTGGGGTATCACTTTTCCATTTTATCTCGAACCCCCAAAACTCCCCTTTAATGCAAGCAATCAAATCCATATGACCTGAATGGCTAGAAGAGGTGACATTTATTACATACGCATGAAACTCTTTCTCAAGTACTGATATGCACTTAGGTTGTAACGGATTAGCCATTACTTATCCTCCCTAACGCAAACAAACCTTGGCAGAAACAAACTATGTGTGTGAGGCCCTGAAGATATCATCTTATTGTACTTAATTTCTATAACCTTGCCTTCATAAGTGCTATTAGGCATAAAACGGTCTTCGTCAGATAAGCCAGACCCAACTTTCACAGACACGAATACTCTTTTATCAGTGTCCTCTAAAAAGCCCTCACAAAGTAAAGCACCAATAGCATCTTCATACTTGCCATCCCCAGCAATGCACCCCATGCACATTAGGTCAGCTGTCAATGTAGCCTTCATCTTAGCCCATTCACTTGTGCGCTTAAAAGTATAGAAATGATGGAGGTTCTTTAAAATCAACCCTTCATACCCATCTTTTATTAGCTCTTTGTAAATAGGGTCTAGCTCTTCTTTACTCCTCACCATCCAACTTTTAGCTTTAACAACCATGGTAGAGTGCAACGACTCTACTACAGATAATACTTGCTGCCATCTAAGAGAATACACAGTATTGCAAAAGCTGTTAGTAAATTCCTCATAACTCATAGTGTCAAACACATTATACCTAATGCCTAACCCTGATGGTATGGAAGTCCCATGTCTAGCAGAATTTACAAAACCACTTATCTTAGTATGATCTTCATTTTGGCTATCTCCGAAGGTTAGCTCCCCATCGAGAATAATATTGCTATCACCATAGCTATGCCATCTTCCTAACTTTTCCTCAAGCTCTACAAAACGGAAGGAATGTCCATTCCTAGTCTTAAGTGTTACAGTACCGTTCTTTAAGATAGCTATGCACCTAGTGCCATTATACTTTAGTTGCGCCATGACAGGGAAGGTTACTTTATCTAAGTTTGCTTCCTTAGCTAATTGCACCTTGAAGGAAGGTATTAGGTCATATAGAAAAGCCTTATTAATGATCGTGGTAGCAATACCACAATCTAAGTCTTTGTTGCACACTGTTTTTATAAGGTCACCATTCTGCATGGCGAATATTTCAATAGCTTTGCGTGCTGCATTACCGCTGATATGCTTTTCATAAACTCTGTCTAGCAGAGCAAACATATCTTTATTAGGATCACCCAAGTTATTGCTATCTATTTGGGTTGAATGAAACTTAACGCCAAAATGTTTATAGGGGTCATAGGTTGCGCGAAGCAACTCTTTAATAAAAGGTACACTTCTACTAGTGGCAAGTATACGTTGCTTTTCCGATGGAGAAGAAGTAGCGCGTAGAGCTTTTATCAACTGCATTGTAGCCTCCTATAGGGTTTCAAATACGGTATCAACAAAGTCACGCTTGTTGATAGACACTGACTTATACACTTTATGGCTTGCCGCGCCTTTAACAAGTATATAATGGACTTTTATTTCCTCTTTCCTATTCATATTAGCTTGCCGAGCTCTACGTTGAGTATGCTGCGAAGTAGAGTGGTTTTGACTATATATGATAAGCGTTTTATAGCCTGATAGATCGACACCTTCTGCATAGCTAGAGGCTTGGAACAAACCGGCATTCTTAAACATCTTGCTAAGCTTTAGCAAATCCGCCTTGAAGTGATACATTATAGCTATGTCTTTTGTGTCACCCCAAGTAGCTAAGATATAATCTGCCTTTTCGTTATTGCCTAGATTGATATACTCGTCATCTATCTTAAATGTGCCGCCTTCTAACATGTGCAACGCCCAACGTAGTTTTGCTGTTGTGTCACAGATTAACGTATAGTCTTTGCCTGTTTCAGCCAAGGTAAAGGCAATGCCCTTCTTAGTTACTATTTGATTGTAGATTTCTTTGACTTGAGGAGCTAACTGTACGAAGTGTAGCTGATCCTCAGGCTCATGTTCGAACCCTGCTTGCTTCCGCGTATACGTGACAAACAAAGGCAAAACAGAAGCTATAACCTCTTGATGTTTTATCTTAGAATAATCTATAACTTCTTGAGTTGCGCTTATCTTGGTGCGTCGTAACTCTCCTGCAGCATCTCGGTCTGCATAGAATTTAAACCAGTCATAGAATGAGGCAAAAGCCTTCCATGGGTTTTTATGGCTTAACGCAAACTGATGAAACAGTAGTTGGGAACCTTGCGCATAAGGAGTAGCACTGCAATAAACTATTGGCTTACCATAAACCAATTGCCTAACTGCTTTCCATAGCAGAGATGTTTTTGGATAGCCTGAAACATACTTATGGGACTCGTCCATAATAACAAACTGAAACTTGCCCTTTACCTTACTTACACTATGGTAATTAATTACGGTATACACCTTGGAGTGGGAATAATTAGCTAATGTTTCTTTCCAACCATCTAAAGCCTTCTTGGTTGTAACTATCAGTACATTCTCAACCTCTTCGAACCCCTCAGCTAGTATCATAGCTACTATGGATTTGCCTGTGCGCTCTTCCATAGCAAGATATACTAACCCATGTTCTTGGAGGATAGGTAGAGCTTTGCCAGCTAGTTCTACCTGATGTTCTTTAGCGATCCACATTGTCTATACCATCCCTAAACTTAGACTTATCGAAGGGGTCAGAGATTATTATGCCGAAAGTATCAAAGAACCTCTTCGCAACTTTCGGACTCATCTTATAACCTTTACAGTACTGCAGCCGTGTGCGAAACCCACTTTGAAGGAGCAGCTTTCTCCATTCTCGAGTCCACTCTAACAAGCATAGCTACCATAACAGGTATTTCTAATATGCGCATTTATCTTTCAGGTAAAAGCAATTTTAGATACGACATAGCTACCACTAAACCCTACAAGGGTAATAGAGCTACTATGGTTAGGCCACAATTCTTAAATGCTTGTAGGGAGTACCTAGTTGAGCATTGCAACGCCATGATTGTTGAAGGCTTTGAAGCTGACGACGCAATTGCTACGGATATGACGCTTAATGGCGCATTCCATTGTGGTGTAGACAAAGACATTCTGCAAATTGCTGGGCGCCATTATAACTATGTTAAGAATGAATGGATTGATATCTCTGAAGAGCAAGCTACTATAAACCTTTATAGGCAAATACTAAAGGGGGATACAAGTGATAATATCCCTGGTTTGCCTAGGGTTGGAGACAAGTTAGCTGCGGATACAATCCAAACTGCAGAGAATGCCTTAGTAAAGACAATGGAGAAATACGAAGAGGTTGTTGCATTGCGCCTCCCAGGAGTCAATTGGCTTGAGTATCTTTCTGAACAGTCTAGACTTATAACTATGGTTACAAATGTACCTTTAGATCTTTCTAAGACACACTTTGTAGCGGTTGATCCTGCTGGATTTGTTGCTCAGAGCGAAGGGTTTATTGGTTTGGATCTCGCACAAACGTGGGAGCCTAGAAAAGCTATCGCTCTATAAGGTGTATCATGGCAAAAGAAGTAGTAGACATAGATGTTGATCTCGTGTACGAGACAGAAGATGCTTATCAGGTAAAAATTGATGAGGATACTTTTGGCAAAGAAGCAGAGCGTATTTGGGTGCCGAAAAGCATATCCGAGTATAGTGATGGTACGTTAACTGTAGAGGAATGGTTCGCCATAAAAGTAGGATTAGTGTAATGTCTGACGGTATGAAAGCCAGCGAAGCAATACTGTATGTCGTTGAGTATTTCGGCTTAAAGTCTTACTACGCTATATCTAAAGCTCTGTCTGATGAAGAACTAACTGTGCAGCCTATACAAATCTC